AAGCTGAACCAGTACAGGCAGAGAGTGATACCAAACAAGAAGAAAAACCAGAAGCCAAAGCACAAGAAGAAGATGACTTAGGTGCAGAGGAAAAGAACTTCAAGAAACGCTATGGTGATTTACGTAGACACTCACAAAAGAAAGAAGAAGAGTTCAACGCAAAGATAGCAGCACTAGAAGCAAGACTAGATAAAGCTACTAAACAAGAACTCGTATTGCCTAAGACTGATGAAGAACTAGAAGCATGGGCTAAAGAGTATCCTGATGTTGCAGGTATCATAGAAACCATTGCAGATAAAAAAGCCAAGGCATCTGCTACTGCTTTAGAAGAACGCATGGCTGAGTTTGAAGAACTTAAAGTAAATGCACAAAGAGAGAAAGCAGAAGCAGAACTTGTTAAGATACATCCTGACTTTATAGAAATACGTCAAGACGATACATTTCATAACTGGGCTAAAGAACAACCTAAGTGGGTACAGGATGCTCTGTATGAAAATGTTGACGATGCAAAATCTGTAGCACGTGTAATAGACCTTTACAAAATAGATAAAGGTATTAATACTAAAAGCAAAGCTAAACCTTCAGAAAAAGCAGCAGCATCTTCTGTAAAAACAAAAAGCGCAGCAGCGCCAGAGCCAGATGAAGCAGCAGGATACATTCGTGAATCAGAAGTAGCTGCAATGTCTATTAAACAATACGAAAAGCGACAAGAAGAAATATTGGACGCTCAACGTAATGGAAGATTTATTTATGATGTATCAAGAAAGTAGTTGACATTCTAAACATCATAGATACAACTATGGCATATACACAGCATTAGTGTGTATGCTTTAATCAAGCACTAGCCACACAAAAGACTTACCTCTAAGTATAGGCCCAGCGCAAAGAGACAGCGCAGTCTCTAAGCATAGCTGACTACCCTAAAACAAAGAGCCTCTTCATCGTGGGTATGTAGTGTTACTTCAACGCCATATCTATAAAGGAGATTTAATTATGGCTATAGCATCAGCAAGTGGAGGCTTTAACGGAAATTTTAGTCCGATAATGTTCTCCAAACAGGCGCAAATCGCACTGCGAAAATCGTCTGTAGTAAGTGCAATCACCAACAACTCATACTTTGGTGAAATTGCAAATCAGGGTGACGTTGTACGCATCCAAAAAGAACCAGACGTAACTGTTAACGCACTACAGCGTCACACAGGTATTTCTGTAGAGAAGTTAGACGATCAGGATTTCTCACTCACCATTGACAAAGCTAACTACTTTGCTTTTAAAATGGATGACATCGAAGAGCAGTTCTCTCATGTTGACTTCGTAAGTCTAGCTGCAGATAGAGCAGCCTACAAAATGGCAGACGCTATTGACGTAGATGTTCTTTCCTACATGTCAGGCTATGACACATCTGGAGCATTGATTACTTCATCTTCAGGTGACGCACAGCACCCAACATCAAGTGAAATCAACGGTGAATCTTTAAAGACTAACCAGTTGGACGCTACTGACTTTGGTGCATTAGGATCAGCAGACGCTGCATCAACAGCATATGCTACTGGTGACTCTATTCCACTAGCTACACGTTTGCCAGGTGCGACTTCACTATCATCAGCTACTGTATCCCCATTGACAGTCATCGCACGTATGGCACGTCAAATGGACACAGAAAACGTTGACTCACGTTCACGTTGGATAGTTGTAGATCCAGTATTCATGGAAATGCTAAAAGACGAAGACTCACGTCTTCTCAATGCAGACTTCGGTGGGTCAGGTCTACAAAATGGATTGGTTGCAGGAAACATTCACGGTTTTCAAGTGTACGTTTCAAACAACCTACCTGCCAAAGGTAATGGTCCAACTCATGCTGGCGCACTAGCCCAAGATGCACACTACGGTGTAATCTTAGGTGGACAGCAAGAGTCTGTAGCAACTGCAGAGCAAATGAATAAAGTTGAGAACTATAGAGATCCCGACTCATTTGCAGACATTGTACGTGGTATGCACCTATATGGACGTAAAATTCTACGCCCACAAGGATTGGTGTCAGCTATTTACAACGTTGCATAATCATAAGATAAACTTAGAGGCTGCTTCGGTGGCCTCTTCGTGCATTTAACATAAGGACATTCTCATGGGTACTATTACTACAGCAATGTGCAACAGCTTCAAGCAAGAGCTACTTGGGGGTGTTCACGATTTAGACACACACACGCTGAAGATAGCGTTGATAAAGCCATCACCTACAGGTAACTTTGGTGCAGCTACAACTAATTACTCTGACGTAACAGGTAGTTCAGATGAAGCTACAGGAACAAACTACAGTGCAGGAGGGCAAACGTTAGATTCCGCTACAATAACGTTATCGGGAACTACGGCATTTGTAGACTTTGCAGATGAAGTGTTCTCGAACTTGACAATAACGGCTGCTGGGGCTATCATATATAACAGTTCGGCAAGTAACAAAGCAATAGCTGTATTTTCGTTTGGCACAAACGTAGCATCAACAGCAGGTGACTTTACTGTAATCTTTCCTACAGCAGACGCATCCAACGCAGTTATACGTATAACGTAAGGATAATAAAATGGCACTAGTACTAAAAGATCGAGTACGTGAGACTACTACCAGCACAGGCGTAAGTAACATAACTCTTGGAGGAGCTAGTGCTACCTTCGATACCTTTGCATCAGTTATGTCTACTAATGACACAACTTACTATGCCATTGTACACACAGCTAATGGAGTAGATGAGTGGGAAGTAGGGCTAGGCACATACAGTGGCACTAATACTCTCTCACGAACTACAGTGTTGTCCAGTTCAAATGGTGGATCAGCGACAAACTTCTCAGCAGGAACTAAGTTTGTATTCATAACTTTACCTGCTAGTGTTGCTGCTCACCTTGACCCTGCATCAAACGATCACGACTTAGCATCTATTATTACTTTTGGTAATCACGACACAGATAATTTATCAGAAGGATCTACTAACTTATATTTCACCAACGCTAGAGCAGATGCACGTGTCGCTGCATCCACAGCCTTTGACCCAGCAGGTTCTGCTGTTGCACTAGCGATAGCTTTGGGATAACAATATGGCAAATACATTTCTTAGAAAAACATCTCGTAGCGTAGGAACATCAGCAGTCACGGTAGGAAGCTACACAGTTGGTGCAAGCACAGCCACAACCGTTATTGGTTTGTCTTGTGCTAACAGAACTACTGCAGCTATCACCGTTGATGTAACACACAACGATGGATCTAATGATACGTTCTTAGTTAAAACAGCTACTGTACCTAGTGGAGGCTCACTTGTTGTTGTGGGAGGTGATCAAAAGGTTGTCTTACAAACAGGCGATAGCATTAAAGTGACATCAAGTGCAGCCTCTTCTTGTGATGTAATGATGAGTATATTGGAGATTACCTAATGGGTAAGTCAAAAGATTTAGCTACTAGAGTAGGCATAGATGATAATGCTGATGCAACTGCCATTACTATTGATAGCTCAGAAAATGTTGGAATTGGGGCAACGTCACTTAGTACAAAGTTAGAAGTAGCAGACAGCAATGCTGGTGTAGCTGCGATTCGTTTACGAAGAACTGATGTTTCTAATTCAGATGTTGATTTACGAGCAGGTGGTGGCTCAGATGGTAAAGCATTTGATATACACGTTAATCAATCCAACCGTATGCGTATTGACGGTTTAGGCGCTGTGACAAAGCTTAGTCAGCCTTGTTTTGCTGCTTATAATTATAGTGCGGATGGAGCAACATTAGCTACACATTTTAATCCTATTCGTTGGGCAAATATACATTCAAATGTTGGTAATTGTTTTAATAATACAACTGGTAGATTTACTTTCCCTGTTACTGGTAAATATCTTTGTTTCTGTAATATAAACCTTAAAGCAACAGATGCTCAATGGCTGGGTTTGTTCTTACTATATAATACTGGCAGTTCACAAGTGAACAGTTGGGGCTACCCTGCTTCTAATTCAGTATATGAAAACGTTATAATAAGCTCTATAGTTAGTGGTACTGCTAATGATACTATAGCTTTTACATATCATAATAGCTATTCAGCACCAAGCACTAATAATAGCTATAATATGGCATACATATATTTACTAGGTTAGGACAAACATATGGCATACATAGGACAGACACTAACTGAGGGTACAAGAAGAGCGCACACATTTACAGCTACTGCTGGACAAACTACATTTAATGCTGTATACTCTATTGGAAACGTAGACGTATATCAAAACGGAATACTGTTACAACCTGCTGACTACACAGCTACTACAGGAACTACAGTGGTGTTAGGCGCTGCTGCTGCACTAGACGATGAGATTACTATTATAGCTCACAACATATTCAGCGTAGCAGATGCACCCACACTCTCAGGCGGTGGCACATTTGCAGCTAGTATCAGAGCGCCAATATACGACACAACACAGAATACTATGAAGACCGCTTTGTTTCAGACTAATGAGCAAAGCATGGGTACAGACACAACAATACCTAGCTCACAGAATGCTAGTTGTAATGGACCTCTAACAATAGCGTCTAGTGTAACGCTTACAGTTAATGGGAACTTGACAATCATATGAGTACTTTACATGTAGAAAATCTAAAAGGTCTTGGCTCTGGCGGCAATGCCAATAAAGTTATTATACCCACTGGCCAGACGTTAGAGGTTACAGATAATATAAGGCATGATGATATGCCTACTGGGACAATTATTCAAACAGTACATGTAAGATTTACTGTTAATACTTTCATTGATGCATCAAGCTTCGTTAGCATTGGAAGCCTTTCTATTACACCAAAATTTTCAAACAGCAAAATACATGTAAACACTACAAATCATGTTTATGTTCAGTCTGGAAATAACAGTACATGGAGGGCTGCATCAATCAAACTTTTGAGAGATAGCACTGT